AAACCGGTTAAACCCTCAAAGTCGTCTAAAAATATGAATAAAACCAAAAACGAATAATAACTCAAAAAACAACAATATGCTTATTTATTTTATTTATTATATTTATTTTATTTATTTTATTTATTTTATTTATTATATTAAATTTATATATGATTATAATATAATAAACATTTTTTTATACATTTTTTTATACATTCATACTTATAATATTTATACTATTTATACTATATGAAATTAAAAAAAACAAACAAAGAAGATTTTAAAAAATTAAATTGCTCGCCATCACGAAATGAGAATGAGAATGAGAATTTTACATGTTATAAAAGCAATGAATTAATTAAAATAAAAGAAAAATGGAACAAACGTCATCCTGATGAAAAAATTAATTCAAATAATGTTAAAGAGATATGGGCCACCTTAAAAAATAATATGCAAAATGCATGTAATAATGAAGCTTGCTGGTTAAGACAAGAATTTATGGAAAATAATATTAATAATGAATTATTACATTATACCTTTGCACCTAAAGCGCCAAAAACATGGTTAAAAAATCCAAACGAATGGTTATCAAGTGTTGATATTAGTAAAGTAATGAAACAATATGAATATAAATATCCTTCTTTTAATTTTATAGGACCATCGCCGATAGATTTTGATACAGTTATAAACAATGATGATGAATCTATTTGTGTATGGGATGAATTGTGTAATTTTTCTTTAAAAAAACATTTAGAAAAAGGAAAAAAAAAAATAGGTATTATTTTTAATACAGATCCTCATTATAAAAACGGGTCACATTGGATTTCATTATTTATTAATATAGAAACCAATAATAATTATATATTATTTTTTGATAGCAATGGTATTGCTCCACCACCCGAAATAAAAAAATTTTATAAACGAATATTGAAAGAAGCAAAAAATGATTTGGGGATGGATGATTTAATGTATTATGAAAACAAACGATCACACCAACAAGGCGATACTGAATGCGGAATGTATTCATTGTATTTAATTATTGAATTGTTATTGGCGTCTAATAATCAATCTCAAAATAATAAAATTAATTATTTTATGAATACATGGATACCCGATCAAACCGTTGAAAGTTTAAGAGAAAAGTATTTTAATATATTTTAAACTCAATATATTTTAAACTCAATATATTTTAGACTTATTTACTTTAATGCATTATTAAAGTCTTGTGTGATTGATGGAGTGTTTGTGATACTATTCGGGTTAGATTTATTGTGATACATTTTACGAGGGCGCTCGCAAATAACATTAGAAGAAACAGGTTGGTTAACACTTTTTTTTAAACTATTATCTACATCTTGTCCCATAGTATATTTAATATCAGCGCAACTAACAAACGATTCTATCATTTTTGGCACTGATACGCAAGAACAAAATATTTTAATTCCAATAATAGCGCCAAGTATCATACTTAATAAAATAAATTCAACTCGTGTTGAATAACCTAATATATTTATTTCCATAATTGTATATATATATATACTATTATAATATTATAAATAACAATATTACTAAAGTTAATATTATTATTTAAATAAAAAATAATAAAAAATAATTAAAAATTAATTATTAATTAATTGTTTAAATTCATCTTTTTGTTCTTCAATTTCATTAATTTTTTCTTCTTGTTTATTTACATATTGTAAATAAGATTCGAGTTTATCTATAAGATTATCGGGTATATTTGATAAGTTAATAAACGTGCCATTTTTATTTTCATCTGTTTTAATAGTTTCTGAATACATTTTAAATATTCTTAATATTTCAATTTGATGATATTTATCTAAATTTTCTATTTTATCCTTTAAATTTTGTATAATACTATTATTATTATTATTATTATTATTATTATTAGTAGGAACACTCATTATAATGTAAATGTAATATGTATGTTTTATATATATATATATATATATATATATATAATGAAGTATATTTAAATATGTATCTATGATGAAGTATATTTAAATATGTATCTATGATGAAGTATATTTAAATATGTATCTATTAATTTGTATCTATTAATTTGTATCTATTAATTTGTATCTATTAATTTGTATCTATTAATTTGTATCTATTAATTCAGCAATAATAGAAATATATTTATCATTTAATTCAAACCGTTGCCCAATTATTTTAATCATAATTTCATCATTTTCTTGTATTTTTGAAAAAGAAGGAATATTATAATGATGATCTCTTGCAATAAATATAATTAATGGATTTGGTGATTCATTCGTTTCAGCTTTAACACCTGCTTTAGTTACATTTTTTACAATACATTTTACATGCATTCCTTCTGAGGGCATACATATCATGCATTCAAATAAAACATTAAATGTAATATAGTCGGCATTTATTAACCCACTTGAATATGAAATTATATTAACTGATGAAGGTTTTACATACCCTTCTACAATACATCTACCTTCAATTTGGGATAAAACTTCCTTTTTTAATAAAGGAATCATATTATTATTAATATTTCTAATAGGAATAAATATTTTACGTGTTAAAACTGAATTATTATAAATTTGCTGTTCATTGATTTTTTTGGATAGTCCATCCGAATTCATCGTTTTTTTTTTTTGCGACATAATAATAATAATAATTTATTATTCTTAATATAATTCTATATTATATTTGTATATAATATTGTAATATATATTTAATTAATAATCAATTTTTAAATATATATATTTATATTTTATTATTACACCGACCGAAAAGAAAAATGAGACAAAACTGTATTAAAAATACATTAAATTCTCATAAACCCTTTTCTTTTGGCATTTATAACTTTGGTTCTATCATTCGTCTTATGATATGAAAAATGGTTTCCTACAAAATTGGGTAGGTCTTTTTCTATATTGTATCCATTCCTTCATTAGATACAAGATATTTCTACTTCCATTCAAATCTCGGTTAATTAAATGGGAATGCGATGACTTACTACACTTCGTGCAAGTTAGTAATCCATGTACATTCACCATACCTTTTCTAAATGGTCTCGGGTTTTCTCGTTGTTTATAATAACCCGTTTCACCTTCTAAACAAAAACTACACATCTTAGATGTTTTAAACTCATCTACAATATATAATTTAAAATGTTTTGCTAATAAATCCTTTAAACCTTTATTGGGTGTCGGCATACAATTTTTCATTTGCTGAGTTTGTTGGAAAGAACCAAACCCGATAACTATCTTCTTTCCAAAGGTTCTTTTTATTTTATTGATTAAAATGCTTTCGCTTTTTTGTGTATAAGTATGACTTCGCCATCGTAATTTTCTAAATAATTCTTGTTCGTAATAGGTTTGTAATTCCTGATTGATTTGATTTCGCAGTTTCAAATACGCTATAAACTTTTCATAATTACAACTCATAGAACAGGTTTGGTTTAAGGGTTCTTCTAATTTTTTAATATTATTCTCTTCAAATGACTTCATCATTATTTGTCTTTTCTTTTTTGCATAGGTATCTATACGACGTTGCATTTTGGTATAAGTTAAAGTGTTGCCGTTGTCATCTGTCATAAACATAAGAGTATTCTTACCTGGATCTATTGCAACTTTATTATAATCTTTTAAATGGTTTAATTCCTCGTTAGTTAATTCGGTTATATAGTCATATTCTTTATTACCTGTATTTTTTGGTGGTGGTAAGTTTGTGTCTGTTGCATCCACTCTTGTAAAGAGCAAAGAACAACCTACACCATCAGTTGAAAACATATGATTAAATGTATATTTATCAACGTTCATTAGTGTATTGATTTTTTCCATATTGAATAAAGTCTTCCAAATGAGCTCTTTACTGTCATTTAAATTATCTAATAACTTTCCTTGTGTTGTTTCATGTTTCTTGGTATTAAATAACATCGTAATTAAGGTTTTTGTATCAATCGTCATATATTTGGGTATCAGCGTTCTGCGTAGCGGACAGAATTGAAAGAGTTTCTTTTCTTGCTCTTCTAACTTCAAACTCATATAAATCATCGGAGACAGATAATGTTGGGGCGAACATTCTAAATCATAGTGTACGTTCTTTTTAATTTTTTCGGGTATTAGAAAAGATTTATGTGTAGTCTTCCATGCTTTGTATTCATTTTCACTCTTATCTGTGTTATAAATAATATCATCAAATAGGATTTTGGTCTGTTTATAAAGTTGTTGTTTTTCTTCTTTCGTCTGCTTCTCTGTGGTCTGTTTATCATTTTCAAATTGTATATTGATAAAGCGTCGCAAATGTTTTGTGAAGTGTGTTTTTATATTTGTTTCTAAGCATGTTAAGATTGCGGTTGCGGTATAACCAATTGTATTTCCATATTTAGAATAAGATAATTTCTCCTCCTTAGAAAGTGTCGGTTTATAGTGTGTTTCATAAAAAATCGCGAGTTCTTCATTCACAAACTTTCGCCCTCTTTTATCACCGAACGCAATAGTTTTTATAATATGTTCTATAAACTTCTCATCTATTTTCGGTAAGGTCTCTTTCTGATGATATTTATGTAAAATAAATAAACGAAGAAACTGATACGTATGAATTACAATAAGATTGAGATTTTTACAATAATTATTTATAGTAAGTATTGTTTCTTTGTCTAAACAAATACTTTTCAAAGATGTCTTAATCACTTTTAAAGGACTATCTGATTTCTTCTTTTTTTTCATTTATATAATTACTAAATATTATATTTCTAAGTAATTATACGCATATGTTCTTTTTCCTAAATATATTCAGTTTTTATTATAAAATTGATTTTAAATAAATATAAATTATATTATTCATTATTTATTATTAAAATGGCAACATCAGCAATACCTACAACTGGCATTAATGGCATTCGTTTTAGAAGCCGTATTGAAGCACAATGGGCAGAAATGTTTACAAAATTAGGATGGGAATGGGAGTATGAACCAATAGATCTAAAAGGTTACATACCAGATTTCATTTTAAAGTTTCCGCATAGACATGTATTGGTTGAAGTGAAAGGTGATACTGATATTAAAAATATTGAACAATATGCGGATAAAATCGTTAAATCAGGATGGGATGGTGAGTTTTTATTAGTATGTTCTGTATTGCCAGAAATTGCAGAGGATGATAATAATATAAGTATTGGTTTATTAGGCGGTGTTATAGGTTGCGAAGAGCCAATATATCCGACTTATGATGGGGGTGATTACGCGCGTTTATCAACATGTGAGAGTTGTAAAAACACAACATTCTATAGCCATAATTATACTTGGACGTGTAGATATTGCGGTGAATGGAGTAAATTAGGTAGCAAAAAAATATGTATTGAGTATGAGTGTAAAACATGCGTTGAATGTATTAAATATGAACAAGAACGTATTAAATATGAACCTATACGAAAAATTATACTGGACAAAATTAGTAAAGAAAAAGACAGATATGACATTACAAACCCTGAACATATAACATATCTTAAACGTTTTGGTCATAGGAGTGGGAGACATATATGTGAACACAATAAACATTATTCAATATGTAAAATTTGCTATGATGTACCAGAAATTCCAAAAATTAAACAATTTAAACAATTTTTCGGAAAATGTTTATGTTATTTTGTAAAAAAATACGGTAAATATGACAAAATAAAACAATTTTGGTATGAATCAAAAAATAATGTTCAATGGAAAAAATCATAAATTATTATCTTCTAATGGTTGTTTCATCTTCTCCTTCCTCTTCAAGTAATATGTTCGTCTATATTGTTGTAATATTTCAGGATTTTCTTCTTTTAACTTTTTTAAGTTTTTTGAGCCGTGCTCTTTGATTTTTTCTTTATTTTTTTCATAATAGCGTTTATGGTTATCACCGTTTGTATATTTTTTTAATTTTTCTTCCAATTCCTTATTTTTCTGTTTTAATACTTCAATTTCTGTCTGTAATTCTTCCATTTTCAACTAATTTATAAAGAGAGATATTTTTAAATATTTATATAGTAATAAAATGAAACAACATTCTGACGATTATAAAATAAGTGCAGTTAAATATTATTTAGACCATCAAAATGATATGCGAACGACATGTGAGATATTTAATTGTAAATATCAATCATTAGCAAGATGGGTAAAAACATATGAAACCGATGGTACACTTCATAGGAAAACTCGCAAAAATCATAATTTGAAAATAACACCTGAAATAGAAAAGTTCATTAAAGAATATGTGCGAAAATATCCAACAACGACATTATGGGAATATTCTAAATTAGTACATGAAAGATTTGGCGTGCATTTAACCGACCGCAGTATTTACACTATTTTACATAAACACAAAATAACTCGCAAACGCTTACGTAGTAAATATTATCCTGAAAAACGAGAAGGACAAGAAAAACAAGATTTAGCCGAGTTTCATAAAAAGTTAGAAAATTATGATTATAAGAAAACCATTTGTTTAGATGAAACTTCAATTTATCTAAATATGACACATGCTTATGGACGTAGTAGAAGCGGAACAAGAGTTATCAAGAAAACAAATAAGTATCCATATAAACGCTTTAATTTGTTATGTGCGATAAGTGCGGAGAAAGTTGTGGGGTGGAAATTATATCCTGAAAGAAAGGGTGGTATAAAAACCACAGATATATTAGAGTTTTATGCCGAGTTTATAAAAGATAAATACAAAAACCATTTAATTATTATGGATAATGCAGTCATACATAAATCCAAAGTTATTAGAGAAACCATAGAAGATAGTAAAAATACATTATTGTATTCTGTACCTTATCACCCTGAAACCAATAGCATAGAAGAGTTTTTCAGTCAATTAAAACATTATATAAAAAAGGTTAGTCCAAATACATACGATGATATTGATAAAACTATAAAAGATATATTAGCAACGATGATAAGAAAAGATCATTTAACAAATTATCTTAAACATAGTTATAAAATATATAAATCGTAATTATGTTTTTGTCTCATTTTTCTTTTCGGTCGGTGTAATTAAATAAAAAATAAAGTAATAAAAAATAAAAAAGAACCTTACCTTATCTTTTTTATTATTTATTTTTTATTTTTGTTCATACTACATAAACTTAATGTACCTAACTTGATATTTAACACTTTTTGGTTGACTCATCATATTATCGTACACGGGCAAGATTAAATAACGACTTCCTTTGTCTGTTGAAGATATACAACGACTAACTGGAATTTTTTTGGCTGTTTCTATCGTAATTCTATCGTCCTTAGTAAGGTCAGAAACTGTTTGGTTAACTCGGAGCAATTTAGATGTAATATAATAACCTTCCAGTTCATGTATTACATTATTTTTTGTAATTTTTACCTTACACCCCATTTCTCTTTCTTTTGTAATCAGAAATTTTTTGGCTTCATCAAAACTATTAAATAAAATTTCTGAACATATGTAAACAAATGATTTATCACATGTTTTAAATTCGGTTTTATCTATAACAGTAATTATTCCATTTTGTTCCTTTTCAAAGGCTAATTTTGCAAGTCTCTTTGATTTATTCTCCCACTCAATTGCTATTTTATTAAATTTTTCGGTTGTAAAAATCACAGGTATTTTTTTTTCGTTATATGTTTTAAACCCTTTTATATTCCCCTTCATTCGCCAGCAAGTTGAGACGCTTCATTCTTATTTGAATCTTGTGATAGAACCGCATAATCTATCATAAAACTATCAGACATAATTGTAATGCCTCTCCCAATACAAATATATCCAGTAATAACAAAAGCAAACCGTTCTAATCTATTTTTTTTATATATATCTATAAGTTTACTATTGAATACATCATCCTTTTTATAAGGTATTCGCTGCAGTGTTCCTGGTATAGTAAGAACCATACCATCACCGTTTACACACAAAACAGCCATGTTTCTTTCAATACAATAGGCTTTAATTTGTTCATGGCTTTTTTTTGTATTTAATCCTGGAATAAACCATTTTGTTCCTGGATTTATTTTGTCAGAAGCTACATTTGTCAATATATGGTCAACAAAACTCAAACAATCTCCTTCTTTTTCAAAAATATTTATATTGGACCCGAAATGGCTATGAGGAGATTCGGCATAATTGCAATCAGTATCGCAACACTCATCTGATTTACATCGAATATAGTCAGACCAACCGTGATACAATTCCGAAGTAGTATTTTCAATTGGTAATACATTCATATAAATATATTTTTGAAAAAGAGCATTAGGAGTAGCTGTAATTAATTTACAATTAACATTATCATATTTATCTACAATTGGGCGCAACGTATTATCAATAAACTTCATAAACTTATCCGCTTCATCCAACCAAACATTAAAATGAAATTTTCCTTTAGTAAACGGTGATGTGTTTATATCTTGTATCAATTTATAGATGTCATCCATCCGTTTACCATTTGTGCAACATATTATATTTCTTGCAGCATTCACCAAAATTGCCTGAAATACTGATGCTGTGTCATGATAGTCTGTTCTTGAATGTGATGATAACTCAATATAGCTTTCTCCTTCAACTATATATTCTTTCAAATCATATTCCACTCTATCACTTGTTTGTTTTGTGAGAAGTAAATTATTGTCACAGAATATAATATTAATTATTTCTTTGTCTTGTATTGGCTCTGTGATGTCTGATATAATATGACGAATCATAACAAAAGTTTTACCAGATTGTTCTGGTTTGCAAATCAATTGAAACCTAAGCCATTTATCTTCATCAACAAGTGAGATGTAATCCGACATATTTTATAATAGTAAATTTTAAGTTCTTAACGTAGTTTTACTTAGTTTAGTAGCGTAAAGCAATTCAATTTTTGAATTTATCAGCGTTTTAAGGATAATAAAAAATAAAAAAGAACCTTACCTTATTCTTTTTTATTATTTATTATTTTTTATTTATTATTATTTAGTTTAGTGTGATTTCGCAACTTATACTATACATTATATACGCCAATCCGGATGCACTGTGCAATTACAATTTTCACGCACAACACAATCGCAATCGGTTTGTTTTGGTTCAGGGACTACGACTGCTGCTGGGTTTAAAAATTCACCTATCTCTTTATTTTTTTCAAATGTTTCATACATACTCCCACCACAATTTCCAAACGCACGAATATTAAATAACTGATTATCATACCAATTCCAATACCCCCACGCAGTCAATCCAATCCGCTTTTTTTCACCATCATCAGAAACATCCCCATATTCATCCACATATTCATGAACCGTTGTAGAATTGGCATCAACAAATTGTGGAACGATCAATTTCACCACTTCAACATTTTCATTAACCACATTATGATAATCCCGTTGTTTATGGCAGACATCGCGTTGCCGTTCACCTGAAATCGCCAAACATAGAAGGGGGGTCACTAATCCTTCATGAACAAACAAATCCACCAGATTTGTAAAGAACAGTTTATATCCTTTTTCATCCTGATAAAAATCTGGAATTGTTCCAAAACTATTGCTCAAATAGAGTTGATGGTTTGTTGCAACATAAACCGCCCACATAATCACATGAAACTGTGTATTGTCATCTGGTCTAATATCAGAATATAACTTCCGTTTCATGCTGTTAATTGTCTCGTGATTTCCAACAACTAACGCTTGTTTTAACAAGAGAACGTTCTCATAGATTTTTTTATGTGAAAGTTTACAATTGTCATAAATTACGCTCCAATTAATCAGAGGATAATGGTACATTTCATCGTTAATGAAATCCAGACAGTCCTGAAATTCAAGAAACTCAACATTTTCTTTTTTTTTCCAGAAAATTTCTTTGATTTCGGCAGGACAAATTCCCATCTCAAAATCACGCGCAACATTAGTGTATTCCTGTGTATTTTCAATTCGGGTACAAAAACACCCACCATTCACCATACTTACTTCTCCTTCTTCTACTTCATCTCCGGTTTCTTTCGACAACCATACCCTCCGCATTTGCGATGGATAAGAATACATGATTTTTTGGGTTGTCAACCATTCCATCACATTTACTTCGGTAATCGGAACAATTTCAAACATGTTTTTTGTATCCACATCATCATAACAAAAGACACCTTTCAACTCCCAGATATTTTCATCACCGTTCAAAGGCACACTATCTTGGTAATTGCCTTCCAACAAATACATTGTCCCTCGGTCTGACGGGAACTTTTTAGAACGGCGGCTCCAGATGCGATAGATATTATTGTTTTTGAAATTTTCCAATAAATCGTTACCTACCGCATCTTCTGGTGTTTCACCGCGCATTTCTAATGTTTTAATGGTTTTCAACCACTCATGGTGAAAGGAACACAAAGAAACTTGTTCAACAGTATCATCAAAACGATTTCCGCGGTGATCGCGATATTTGAACATAATGTCGCGTTCTTTTGCCGTATAATGACCCGAACATTCCTTTGGAAAATATTCAGAGGCAACACACAGCTTTTTGTACGCCATTTTAAATGGCTTAACTGCTCGGCTTAACTGTTTGGCTTGGCTTTGACTTTGCTTTTGCTTTTCTTTGAATTTGTCTTATTTGACTGTGCCTGTCGTTTGACTTTATTTTCAATACGATGGCGAAGGGTTACTCCTCCACTATAATAAAAAAAGCATTTCAATTTTTTAAATTGTTTATAATTATAACCTAACGAATTTTACACCTTTCAACATTTAAAACGCTGAATATTTATAAAAAATTGAATAGATAAATATTAATAAAATAATATTTATCTATAATGAATAATGAATAATAATAAAATAAGACAGTCTATTAGATTATCCAATAAACATATACATCCTTATATATTATGTATTATTGATATGCAACCCGTTGGTTTTGACAATTCAAACTTAATCATTGAAAATGTATTACAATTAATTAGAGAAGCAATTGTAAATAAAGCATTTATCATAATAGCGCAATTCAAAGGTTGTGGAGAAACAAATATAAATATTATAAATGAGATACAAAAATACCCACATAAAAAATATATATGGCACAATAAAAACGATAAAAGCAAACCAATACAAGAGATATTAAACAGTCTTAATATTTTTGTAAGGCAAATTAAAGTATGTGGTGTGAATACAGAATATTGTGTTAAAGATACGGTTCATGGATTGGCAAAAAAGTTTCATATTCCAATAAAAGTAATTGAAGAAGCGTGTAACGGAACGGATAGAATAATTGAAGAAGCACTACACAAAATGAGAACCTTTTATAGGAATGTTGAGGTATTATAAATCGGCGGTTTATAATGTTCAAAGGTGTAATACTAATCGTTTTCAAAATTAATTAATATAGCAATACTGGGTGAAATAAACCATTTTTTGTTTAATCTCTCTTCTTTTTCATATAATCTTAAAATTAATTCTTGTTTGCAACAAATGTCATTTTGGTCAACAACCTTGATTACTGTTTCATCAACAACCTTATCTATTTTGGACGCATATTTTTCAGGCGATATTATAATATTATTTAGTATTTCAATTGCATCATTTTTCGTAGCCTTTGAAACTCCAACAAATGACATTTGGTCACATCTTGAGCCTTTGGACCGTTTATTTGCAATATCTTTTATTTTAAATACCATATACTTATTTTTAAAATTACTAATAAATCCAACAAATCTATTTAATTTATCTTTAGGAGGAACGTATAATGATTTTATTTTTTTAATTTCTTTTTTAACATCATTTATATCCTCATTTTTTGCCATATCCCATTTTTTATTTTTATCATTCCAAACCAAATACTCATTCTTACTATTACTTGCTAATATAAGTAATTTAATTGAATCTTTTTTAGAGGAAGAAGTAATTATCATATTATCTATATATTGTTTCACACTCTTCTCAAATTCATCAGACTCTTTTAATTTGGAATAATGATTAACTAATAGAAGCATGTCGTTATATTGCAAATCCTCTATAATATGTGCAATAATTAATTCATAAATTGTATTTTTTGCAACCTTATTATTTACCATTTCAAGAATAACATTTCTACTGGATTTATACCATTCATTCTCTTTTATATCTACATCTTTAAGGGTAGCTAAAATTTCATTCGTAACAGTTGCAATATTATATTTTTGTTTAAGTTCTGTTAATAGTTCGTCTACACTCTTTCTTTTTATACTCTTGTCCTTTATTTTTTCATCTATATTTGTAACGGTGACTTCATTATGTTTATAATCAATTGGAACTGACCTATCATAGGTTGAAATCTGTTTATTTGATAATTCAATCGGCTGAAATAAATATAGATCTCCTATATTAATAATGTTACCCAGCCTTCCATATTTATCCGTAATGTATTCATATTTATCATTTACTAAATTATATAATGCATAATTAATATTATCAATTGGATAACTTTTAATAGAAATAATATGTTTAATTATTTCATTTTTATTGTAAAAAAATCGTTCTTTAAACAAATCCTTTACTCTTTGTATTATTTTTTCAGAACTCATTTTAATAAATTGTAAATTATAGGTATCTTTTTTAATATCTTCTTCTTTAATTGGTACGGATGAAGGCAAGCAAGTATACATGCATTTTTTCATATAATCACACGTAGCCGAATAAGACTTATCTCCTATATTATACATAATTGATTGTTTATTGCTTGATAAATTTAATTTGACTGGAGGTATATTATTTTTAATCATATTTTCAGTAACAAAATTAGTTTGAGCATAATTTAATATACAATCAACTGATATTTCTTTCAAAACTCTACTAACATACCCAATTTGAATAGATTTTAATTCCGCAAAACGATAAATATATAAATCAACTGCTTCTTCATTTATATCATTTAATAATGTTCCATATAAATACAATTCTACATTTCTTTTTGCAAAAGGCAACCGTTTGTGACTACAATTTCTAATTGCTCGACCTATAATTTGTTCAATCCGGTTCATATTATACCAAGGATCTAATATATGCACTTGACGCATAAATTTAAGGTCAACTCCTTCTGATGCAGCTTGTGAAATTAATACTACTTTTATTTGCGTTCCATCCACATTATCATCAGAGGTTAATAATTTAATATCATTTATACTATCGGGTGTAAGTGTTTTATCTCCAGTTATCATAACGTATTTTGCAGGATTAAATTGTTGCTGTATTTTTTTTGATTCAGATTTAGACTGAAAAGTAATTGCATCAATTGGCTCTGTCGGTGGCGTTCCGAATAAAGAACGCTGATTTCTTGCACGCGTAAACCCCAATTCTTCTAATGCAAGTGCAATTGGGACTATACCGCCATCTATGTATTGGGAGTAAACTAATACAACTCCTTCGGAGTTCATTATTCGTTGGCATATATTATATATCTTACTACTGTATTTTCCAATTTCATTTTTTGAAAATATACGTCCGTATTTGTCAATATTTTTATATCTGAAATTATAACGAACATTGTCTACATCATAATCCATGATTCGCGATAATCCTGCTTTACCAACTAAATCGCGTATATCAATTGAAACCTGTTTTTTACTCGTATCTGCGTCCAATTGTGGTTCGGTAGATTCTGATGCTTCCGTTAATTCTTGATTTAATTGTATATCATCTAATCTTTCATCAGGATATACAATATTTAATGCTTCTAATGGTTTTTGTAGAATAGTATATCCAAATTTTTCCATATCATCAAACGTAACAGATTTATTTTCATTTGTTAAACTCGCTTTAATTTTTTCTAATATATAACTATACCCCAATTGTTGATACGGACCAATATGGGTAAGATATAAAGAAAGTATTTCAATCCCTTGTATTATAGTAGTTCCATTTAATTGTTTACGAGGGTAATTGTATTTTTCAAATGTATTTTCTTTTGAAAATTCTGAAGGCCATATTCGGAACGGAAATGTATATGGATTCTCACCGCGCACAAAAGAGATATATCCGGTTGCTTTTCGTTCTAATATTTTTTTGCCAATTTCTTCGCCATTTTTGTTTAGTTTAAATGTGCCATCTTTGTTAAATACATCTTTTGCTTGAATCGTTGATCTATTATCATTTAAATTCATAAGATTTATTAACCATATAATCTCCTTATAACTATTATACATCGGGGTTGCAGACAATAATAATAATCGTATATTACTTGCGTTTTGTACTAATTTAAATAATTCAATCGCAACGCGTTTATTTTGGTTTTCATCTGTTATCCGTATATTATGTACTTCGTCGATAATAACTAATCTATTATTAAAATGTTTTTGTAACTTATTACGTATTAAAGATTTAATTTGGGTTGGTGTTTTATTCTTTAAAACCTCCTCTTCTATTTCTGAATACTTATTAATATAATTGGCAAATTCAAAGTAACCCATAAATTTATAATAATTATTAATTAAGTATTTTATTTTTGTAATTATATTATTTCTGGTTAATCCTTTAGTATTAAATGGATTAATTTCTTTTAAAAATTTATTTCCAATACATATATTTAAATTCCATATACCATTGACTTCTTTTAATTTACTTTCATCGAATAATTGTAATTTAAAATTATTTTGTACATTAGGAGAGGCTACTACTATAATTTTATTTTTTATACCCATTTGTATTAAATAATCACGCATTTCTTCTGATATACTAATCGCCGAACATGTTTTCCCTGTTCCTAATCCATGGTATAATAATAAACTATTGTAGGGTGTTTGAAATGATAAAAAATTTTTAACAAATTTTTGATGAGGTGCTAATTCAAATTCGGCATTACATAATAATTCGGATTGAGTTTCTATATTTGTAATTGTTCCATCATATTTTGTATCAGCAAATTCCTTTTTTAAAGCAATTTTAATATTAAAATTTGGATCGTTTAAATTGGGATATAAAAAATTGAATTTTTTTGTATTTGCAGGTGATGCTAATTGTTTATATTCATCTAATTCATTCTTATTTTTGTCCTTATTATCTACACTCATAAATAAAGATTTTTCTATATCCTCCGATGTAATTTCATCTAAATCATCATTTAGATATTCGTCTTTTTGTGGTTTTTGTATTTCTTGTATTTCTTGTGGTTTTTGTATTTCTTGTATTTCTTGTGGTTTTTGTATTTCTTGTATTTCTTGTATTTCTTGTATTTCTTGTGGTTTTTGTATTTCTTGTGGTTTTTGTATTTCTTGTGGTTTTTGCGATTGTTTTGAAACACAATTTTTATTAACACATCTATAACCATTAGGACATCGTGGTGGGCAAATTATAATTTTTTCTTTGGATGGTTGCGGTTGCTCTTGTGGTTGCGGTTGCTCTTGTGGTTGCGGTTGCTCTTGTGGTTGCGGTTGCTTTGAAACACAATTTTTATTAACACATCTATAACCATTAGGACATCGTGGTGGGCAAATTATTTTTTTTTCATTATCTTTATTATTAATTAAAGAACTCATTATAAGGATGATATAGATAGTATATAATTATATACTATAATTATATACTATAATTATATAATTATATACTATAATTATAGTATATAATTATATAATTATATATTAACAACTATTTATTTACTAACAAATAATATAATTAGTTAGTATAGTATGAACACGTTTTAAACAATCTATTTTTTCTAAATTATATGGTCTAATACTTGATAAAGCTGATTCATAATCTTTCCATTCAATCATACTTACTTCATTATTATCTTGTATAGATGGTTGATTATGATTATTATTATTATTATTTTTAAAATCCATATACCCTAAAAAATATTTATGCTTATAAGATTTATAATTAGAACCCGTAAATATTTCTTCAACTGGAACTAAATTTTGGATAATCTTTATATTAGTTTTTAAATACCCTGTTTCTTCTTCAAACTCTCTTAATGCACATGCCATATCTTTTTCCTGATAATTATGACGTCCTTTTGGAAACCCCCACTCTTGTTCTTTCCAAATATGACATTTTTTTTCATTTTTTATTTCATTAATTAATGTATTTATACTATAAAAATTACTGTTATTATTGTTATTAAGGTTATTATCAGTAATACCTTTTTTTAAAAGTTCAAACTTATTTTTTGCAGACAATTCCTCTCCACGATATTGTATTCCAATATGTTTACCCCAAACATCATCCCATAATTCATTAAAATTTAATTTTTTAATTTTTTTTTTTTCATCTATTGTCATTTCGGATATAATATTTTTAATATACTCTTTATTGTTTAATGAATATTTACCTCTTATAAATTCAATATAGCCGATTGTATCCTTTCTTCTAATCATTAGATATTCTATTTTATTATTACTATTATTATTTCTATATGCAATAATGCCTACACTTGTTATCGGGTATTTGCAATTATGAAATAAATGACCAATATTACCACAATTACTACAAAATGTTTCTGATTCTAAAGTCATCTTTTATTTTAATATTATAAATTAAAGAAGTATAAATTAAAGAAGTATAAATTAAAGAAGTATAAATTAAAGAAGTATAAATTAAAGAAATAGTTATTCTCTTATTTGTTATTTCTTTAATCTTTTTATATCCTTTATTTAAAATGGCTTTAGATTCGAAAGTATGGGGTCCTTATTATTGGTTTGTATTACATACAATTGCATTATCTTATCCATTAAAACCAAATGAAGTAACAAAAAGAAAATATTATGAATTTATACAAAATTTACCTATTTTTTTACCCAATCCTGATATTGGTGATAATTTTAGCAAATTACTTAATAATTATCCAGTAACGCCCTATTTAGATTCAAGATCTTCTTTTATCAAATGGATGCATTTTATACATAATAAAATTAATGTGTCTTTGAGTTATCCTGAACTATCTCTGGATGATGCTATGATTGCCTATTATGAGCATTATAAACCCAAAGAAGTAAAAAATGAAGAACAAAGAAAACAAAGAGAGAAATATGTGTTTTTAGGATTTATAATAATAATTATTGGACTCGGATGGCGTTTATATAAACAATAAAAATTACACGCACACTTATAAATATTTTTTTTCATTATGGTTTATATTATTTTTTACAGTTTGTAAAATAAACTCAATATAGGGTTTACAATTGTAAGTTGTTCCAATCCATATACCAAAACCAACGCCTATTATAAATTCAAACATTTTATAGTTGTATTTAATATATTATATTTAATATATTAAATTTTATTATATGTTTTGAAGAAATAAATTATTATATGTTTTGAAGAAATAATTTATTACGGTAATTATAGTAAATACTTGTCTATTCCATAATTGTAATCACGCACTTTAATATGATCGATTTCAAAATTACCAGTATCTGTTAATAATTGATATAAGTATTGTATATTATTGTTATCATTCTTGTTACTATTAATATTATTCATGGATTTTCCATTTAATTCAAATGTATTTATATTTTTAAACCGTATATCACATATTTGAATATTTTTACTGCTTATAATAGTTGATACATTATTAATTGTGCTATTATTTGCTTCTAAAATTGATGACAAATTAGTATTAAAAGGAATATTATATTTATTTAAACCTCCATTTAGTTTAGTTGCATCTATTTTTACAACACCAAGAACATTTTCTCCATTATTTAAAATATCATGAACATTAATATCTTTAATATTTTGAATGCTTCCATCTAAAAGTTTAATTTTTGATAATTCATAAAACCCATTATTTAAATTAGAATGAATATCAGTATTTTTAAAATTTTTGGGTAAATAACTGCAATTTTTAATTAATTTAGTCATAACCTCTTTATCTACATCATCCCAATCCGAATAAATTATATTTCCAATTTTAAATTCTTTTATATTCGTTAATAGACAATACACATAGGGTTCATTAAAATCCTTCATAAAGATACTATCAGGATGATTTTTTACTTTCATCCATCCCAATGTGTCGTGGAATACGCGATGCTCGCCAGTTACAATAACATCATATAAATTATATATGTGTTGGTCTTTGGCCGAAAATTTAATGATACCAGTTACTTGGGTTTTTGTGTCATTAATAAAATCACCAATTTCTATAGCATCAATGGTAACATTGGATTTATTTATTTCGTTTTGTAATTCGGTTTGTAATTCGTTTTGTTTTTTGTTTTGTTTTTTGTTTATTTTTACAACAATTGTGTTTTTAGAAAAACATCCAGGAATACCTGGTGGTGCACGTGTTGGTAATTTAAAAACATCCTTCATGAATGTCTTAATCGCAATTGTTGGAATTAAAATAGCAATCATAGTCGCTATCATAGGTATAACTGCTATTTCAGCAGCTGTTCCAATAATTGGAATTGCTGCGATTATTAAAAGAGCGGCAATACTCGCCGACAATGCTACTAAAATGATTATAATAAAATTTATTATATTTAAAAAAAGTGATTTTAAAGTTAAATAAGAACCAAAAAGGGTATACAGTGTTCCTGTAAGTGTACCAATAATTTTGCTTAAGGTATCCTTCATTATAATTATAAATTGCACAATCGGCATAGTTACATTTAATAAACGACTCATTACGTCAGTAGCAACATCTTCAAATGATAGACGTATTTTATTAAATATCGATCTTATTGACTCTAAAGAATGTAAAAACTCTTTAAATTCGTGTATAAATGTATGCATTAAATGATCAATAGGAGCAAATACTTCTGATGACATATTTGCTAAAATAGTATGAATGCATTCTGTAAAATTAGTGCCGGTAAATTCAAAGGCGGACATATTTGCTGGTTTATTAATTAATCCAGCAAAGGGTATTACCGCAGGCGAGCATTTACTATTATTCCAATCATGAATGATTGGTTGAATATGATTCATGGTATAGACATAGCAAGCTAATAATATAAATATAATCATAATTATAATAGTCATCCATACGTCAGAACCATACCTTTCAAGAAATCCTTTTTTATTATATAAATTATTTATATTCGAAAATAATTTATCCATATAGTTATTGTATTGTATTGTATTTGTATTATATTTGTATTATATTTGTATTATATTTTTAATTTTTATAAACTAAATAATATTTTTAGATACCGAGCCATTATTATCTTCCCAATCATGAAATATCCATTTTCCAATAGGAATGGTGTGGTTTGAGGTAATTAAACATGTTAAATTTGCGTGATTGACTTCATTTATTGTGGTATTATCTAATTCTTTGACGTGAATAAATTTATTTAATCTATTATCATAGACTAAATGACTACCCGATACAATAATGGCTTCATCGTTCTCGCCACCTTTTAATTTATATAAATCTTCAACAAAATTACCGTTTTCATCTAAATTGCTTATATTCATTACAGCGTGTACTATCGCTCCCGTTTTAAGCTGCGAGTTAAGTGGCATATCTTTTATAGCTACAATTGTTCCATCTTTTAATTTCATTTTTGTTTCAGGATGAAAGCATAAAGCTCTTACTAATTGACCAGGCGGACCATTCCAAGTACTATGCATTGTATTAATGGACCCTTCTATTGTATACATAAGAGTAACTATAATACCAATTGTTTTTTTGAAAATATCTTTCATATTTATAGTAACCCTTTGAAATTCAATAAGAATATTTAAAAATACACCAAAAATAGATCCTATCGCATCTTCAATGGATATTCTTATGTAATTAAAAAAGGCCTTGACATCTGTTAAACCTGTATTAATACTGGAAGATATATTTCCAAGTATATTAAAATTTGATGTTAAAGGTTGTGTAAGACTTCCCATGTAATTATGCATCATTGTTTGTATACAAAATGTAAAATTCGTGGCAGTACTATGACCAAAAACTGATGCAAACGGCATTACTATTGGATTGCATCTATATTCTGGCCAATCGTCTTGGATATTTTTAATACCAACTGCTAAAATATTAAATATATAAAGAATTATAAAAATAATTATAATTAAGATTGATAATGTTATATCCGATGTTTTCATATTATTAAATTATAGTATTATTAAATTATAGTATTATTAAATTATAGTATTATTAAATTATAGTATTATTAAATTATAGTATTATTAAATTATAGTATTATTGTTAATATATAACTAATATATAACTAATATATAATTATTATATAATTATTTAATGAATTAATTACGCTTCTTAGATACTGATTTACGCTTCTTAGATACTGATTTACGCTTAGATGATTTACGCTTAGATGATTTACGCTTAGATGATTTACGCTTAGATGATTTACGCTTAGATGATTTACGCTTGGATGATTTACGCTTAGATGATTTACGCTTAGATGATTTACGCTTAGACCCTCCATTTTGTTTTGGTAAATCAACGCATGTATTTGTAGCATAACAATCTTCATTGTTTATTGAATCCAAATAAGTTTTAACTCCAACGACAGCATTCGTATTTGAATCAACATTTGAAATTTTAGGGCCAGGAATATGATTTTGGTGAACTATTACTGTTTGTTGTTGTGATGACGCACCATCATTACCGCCTTTTATTATTTTATAATTTTTTCCACCCTTATGAGAATTAATTAAATTCATATGATTGCTATCCGATAATTCGCCAAATTTAATCGCATTTGTTCTACCACTATAAGCACCCGGTAGATAACCTAATAATTGTGGTCTTATTGCTTTTATTGGATCACTTGATGGTAACATTTTAATATTGTTATATAATATTAAAATATTAAAATTATTTAATTCCTTTTTTTTTTAAAGAAGGATTTTTTAAGTCAATTTCTTTTTTGACCGGTAAAATATATTTGGGTTTTTGTGTATCATTATTATTGCTAATTATTTTAACATATTTATATAAATTATTATTATTAGTATTATTATTATTATGAATACCGCTTAATTTAGTCAACATTTTTTCATTTGCATTTGCAAATTCAGCGGCTGCATCTATTGGTTCTATTGGTTCCGCATTTTCAATTGATGCATTTTCATCTTCTTCCTTCAATTTATATTGTTCTTGTAAGATATCATTTGTATCTTGCATTTTAAAAAATAATATAATTGCATTTACATAATCGTCGTGTATTTTTTTAATTTCCATTGTTGGTGGTTTTTCATTTTTTAACATCTTTTTACATAAGGATATAATACGTTTTTTATAAAATTTAATATCTTCACGATTAACCGTTTCGTGATTATTCTGATTATCTGGATTATCTTGGTTATCGGGATTATTCGGATTTACAATTGATTTATAATAATGAGGGGTCGCCAGGTATTTTAGTTCTAAACTATTCATTAAATATTTATTTATTTAATTATTACTATAAACTTCTTTATTATAAACTTCTTTATTATAAACTTCTTTATTATAAACTTCTTTATTATTTAATTATTTATTACTTAATTATTTATTACTTAATTATTTATTATTTAATTATTTATTATTTATTATAAATCCTTTAACCGGTTGAAGATTTTAAATGACATATCCACCATTTCTCCAAAAAAAATATATTATATATATATATATATATTAGCAATAAATGTTAGTAATAAATATTGCAAAATGGTACTTACTTGTCTCATTTTTATTGATCTTACTTTTATTTGTTTTATTTTATAAATATTATAAAACAGAATTTTACACTAATCATAATAAAAAGAAAGCGCCTTATGTAAAAATATTATGGATGTATTGGGAACAGGGTATTGAAAATATATTGGATTATAGACATGGAGAATATAATAAAATGTGTTTTGATGGATGGAAAAAATTAAATCCAGACTGGGATATCAGAATATTAAATAAGAAAACAGCGTTGAAATATGTACCAGAATTAGCAAAATTTAATCATTTAACTATACAATTACGCTCTGATTTATTAAGAATAAAATTATTAGAAAAATATGGTGGAGTGTGGGCAGATGCGTCTACTTTACCAATGAAACCTTTAACTGGCTGGATCGAAGAATGTGATAAAGGTACCGGAATATTTTTTTATAGGTATTTTCCTAAAACAAGGTCAGATATTAATGACCCACTTTTTTCATATATATCCAGTTGGTTTATAGTCTCTAAACAACCAAATAACTATCTTATTAAAAAACTTTCTCATACTTTTGAAGAACGAGTAAAGAATAAATCAAAAAAATATCCTTATTTTTATTTTCATAATACATTAACTTATTTGATTCATAATGACCAACGAATAAAAAATGATATAAATAGATTAACAGTATCTCAAAGTCTGTCGCATTCAAAGGGTTCTAAACATCCACCTATAAATAAAACAACTATTTTACAACAACCATTATGTTATAAAAGAGAAACATCAATTGATCCTAAAGAATATTATGATTATTTAGATACATTTTAATTATAAAAGGATTAGAATTCTAATTTTTTTGTTTTCTCCTTCGGGTAGATATATATTCAATTCACACATTTTTTTACTACTTCAAAATGATGTATCGTATATTATAATAGGTCATTTTGAATCTTCAACGGGTTAATACTTATTATAAATCCTTTAATTGTTGTCGTGTATAATTAAAAAAGACATTATTACCAACACCGTCTATACTCGGGTCAAAAAGATTATAATCTTCCTTTTTAAAGAGATTTGGGTAAGGCTGAAGACTTGTATTTCCTTCATCTATTTTTACTTTATACATATTACTCTCCGAAGAAGGAATGAAATGAGATTGCGCATTACTTTGATTACTAAAGAATTGGTTTCTAAGGCTGGATTCATCATTTACATTAACCGCATACCCACTCCAAGGTGATTTAATATTTCCAGGGTTAAACGTGCTTGACATATCATAGGTAGGCCGATTTATTAAAGGAACAGTTGGTATTACTTTTCTATCCACAATAGACATTAAATCATATTTAGTTGATACTGGTCGCATATCTAAAACTGATTGTAATTGCGTAGAAGGAATATTACGGTCCGATAATCTTGTGTCTAATTCATGTGTTCTTTCTAAATTATTATATTGTATTCCATTTACAACACCGTACATTTTATTATATATATAATATAATTATTATTTATTATTATATATATAATATATAATAATTATAAATATATAATAATTATAAATATCGTAATTATAAATATCGTAATTATAAATTTAAAATGACAATATTTCATCAAATAAGTGATTTTTTTAAATTAAAATGGCATCAACATCTGTATTCATATATTGTTAATATATCCAATATATTATTAATCATCTCGGTAACAGGAATAATGAGTTTGTCTCCTGTATATCTTAATGTTATACAAAAGTTTACATTATATTATACTTGTTTTGTATTACTTGCGCGTTTTAATCCATTTATTTATAAATCAAATAAATGTAATTTACATGATAGAAAGATTGCCTTTTCGGCAGGTATGACACTATTTGTAACGACGTCACTTTTTCATTTTTTTGAAAAGTTTTTTACAAATACAATAAAAAAAACAAGTGACGAATTTATTCATATCACACAAAAAATAAAATTATAAATTATACTTAAGGTTTCCCAACAACTTTATCTATTAATTGGTATTGGTATTGGTATTGTTAAGACATATATTTCTTTTTGGTACTATTTGCTTTTGTTGTTGTCGTTGTTGTTGTGTTTTTTCGTTTTTTTGTATTGTGTGATTTTTTCTTTTTAAAGAAATCTTCCAAATGGATCATAATTTGTTTAGTTATTACTTTTTCAACTTCTTTTTCTTCATTGCTTTTAGGGTTTATATCAAAATTATAATTGTTCATGTATTCAACTATTTTTTTTACAAAAATTTCTTTTTTTTCTGGTATATTTTTTTTTTCTTTTTCAAAATATCTTTCGGCCATTTCTTGATACGGCATACTAAATACATATGGTTTTAAATTAATATAATATACATTTTCATGATTCATTAAAGGATGATATTGATCATCGATAAAACAAATTTCGGTATCCGTTTGTATTTTGGTACATCGGATTAAATCTTTTACACTTTTACCGTGGCTTGTCCTGTTCATTTCTACAATTTTTCCATTTACTTTAAAGGCTGCAATAATTTTATCAAATAATTCATAATCAACCGTTTGGTTAAAATAATTACTAATCATATATACCCATGATTTCGGTCCTTGATTATTTGTATAAATCATAATTTGATCGCAATCATTATTTATTTTTTTATCTTTTAAATAATGTAAAATATTAATTATATTTGGTCTAAGAAATTCGGGGAATATATTTAGTAAATTATAAAAACGTTCATTTGCTAATTTTATTCCATAATATTCTTCCAATGCGTTCCAAAACATACTAATTTCTATAAAACACCCAAGGGTTTCGTCCAAATCAAATACAACTATTTTTTTAGGAGGAGATTCATTTCGTATATTAATAACTCCTTCTTTTAACATAGCTAATACTTTTTTTATTATATTTTGTATATAATTTCCTTTATTATATAATATATATATTAATATTAATATTAATAAAAATATAATAAACAATGACGATGTCTTCATTTTTAATATTAAAATAATAAAATAATAATATAATAAAATAATAATATAATATCTTATTATTTTATTAATACACTTATTTTTTATCCATGAAATTAACAAAAAAAGATTATTTATTAATATTAAAATATTATAAAATAAATACGAATGAATTAAACGATAAGGATATTAAAAATAATGCTGAAACCATTTTGGCAACTAAAATGTGCCGATGCATTAAAAGTGTTGTTAAAACAAATATAAAAAAACCTATAAAAGAACAAAATGCAATTGCTATATGTAAAGAAAGTGTAATTAATAAAAAAAATCTTAAAATTTTTAATTTTACATGTAAAAAAAAACCACAACTTTTAACAAAAACAGATATGGATGAAGACGACAGTAACAGTGATATAAAAATACACAAGATTAAACCAAAATTAAAATTATATACTCCTAAAAGGCTACGTCAATTAAAACAAAACAAACGGAAAAAAAAACAGAAAAAAACACAGAAAAAACAGAAAAAATAAAACAAATGTAAAATAAAACAAATGTAAAATAAAACAAACGAGATTTATTTATTTATTTATGTATTTAATTGCAGATAAAATTACTTGTTCTTGAGAATTTAGTTTTTGAAATATGATATTATCATCCAATGTTAAATTAAAAATCATGTTCATACTATTTTTACAGTAAATATATACCATATTATTTATTACCTTCATATCACATATAAATCCTCCATTTGTTAATTTAATTTTATTTACATTCGGATTAGATACATCATCATCATCGTTATTATTATTAATAATTTTTTTTAATGGTATCCATCTAATATAATTTCCATAATTAATTTCTTTTACATTATCTACAAATCTATATGATTTTAATTGTTTATTTAGTTTTTTTAATTCTTCACTCGTTATTGGCAGTTGCTGTAAAACATCATTTTTTATTGCCGATATATTTTTCATATCAAGTTCAACAATACTTTCATTATTCTCATTTTCTAATGCATTCATTAATTGGTCAATATCTAATGGCATTTTTAGTTTTATACTTTTATACTTTTATACTTTTATACTTTTATACTTTATACTTTTATACTTTTATACTTTTATACTTTTATACTTTTTATATAAAATATTATTATTTAAATTTTAATATTATTTTATTAAATATATATATATAAAGAATGAAAACTAAAAAATTTAATAATGAAAAATGGGATATTTTTTATTTAACTATATTTTTAATATTATTATTTATAGGATTATATATTTATATATATTATGAAAAAACCAAAGATACTTTTTATAATGAAAATAATAATGAAAATAATAAAATAGCATTTTTATTTTTAACTTATAATAATTTAAAAAGGGAGGATATTTGGAATCGTTTTTTTGATATTAATGATAATAATATTAGTAAATATGCAAATAAATTTACAATATATAATCATTCTAAAGAACCTGAGAAGGTAACAAATAAATTAATAAAACATAAACATATTCCCGAACATATAAATACGTGTTGGGGGTGTCCTAATTTAGTAGAAGCAAATATATTAATGTTAAAAAACGCACTAAAAGATAAAAAAAATAAAAAATTTATATTAGTATCAGGTTCGTGTATTCCAATAGTATCATTTAACACATTTTATAATGAAGTTATGAAAGATGATAAATCTATAATTAATATACGTCATAATATTAATCCAGAAAGATATGATAAAATTACAAATCCATCATTTAAAAAAGATGAGTTTACTAAACATAGTGGATCAGGATTAATATTAAATATAAAACATGCAAAACTATTAGTATTACATGATGTAGATGATTTAAAAAAAAATTGGAAAAATGTATTTGCATCCGACGAACATTATTTTGGTAATATTTTAAGAGTATTAGATACTAATTTTAATATAAATCATAAAGTTACTGATCCTAAACCTACATTTGATATTTGGAAGAAAAATGAATTAAATAAAACTAATTTGAATGATACTGATATAATTACAGATAGTTATATAAATATAAGTAAAATTACAAATAAAGCAATTGATGAAATAAGAGACAAAAAGTTTTTATTAATTAGAAAAGTCAATGAAAAAACTGAAATAGATATTAATTATATTTTATCTTATTAATATATCTAACCTCTATCAAAATCATATACTACCATCTAAAACATCAAAAATTACCATGCTGACCCACCAAACATATTATCTAATGAATCATTTGATGCTTGGATATTGCTATTATTAAAATTATTTTGTTGATTACTTTGTTGTTGATACATTTGATTAAAGTCGGGAGTTTGGGTTTGGGTATTGGGTATATCAGATAATTGTTTATCTGAAGGAAGTAATTGATTTTCATCATAATGATTCATTTGATTATTTTGTTGTTGCTGTGGCTGTTGATATTGTTGTGGTTGTTGATATTGTTGTTTTTGTTGTTGTTTGTGCTGTAATTCTTGTTCAATAATTGGATGGGTTTGCTGTATGCTTTTAGTATTATTATGATTATTACTTGTTCCCATCTCACCATTCCATAATTCAACTACTCGATCCATTAATATATTTAATTTTGCTCCAAGTTTAGTTTGCATCGTTGATAATATAATTAAAAACGGAATAATAAAATTTATTTCATTAAATGAAGAATAAGCCTCACCACTGTAGGTTGGAAAAAAATTAATTATGCGATTGGTAAACCAAATAGAAAGTATAATTAATACTATTTGCCCAACACTTTCTGCTAAAATCTCAAAATTTCCTTTACTTTCATCTTCTTCAGGAAAAACGTGTTTAATAGATTTTAATATGATAAGAATAGGCACAATTGCCATTAACGCGTATTGAACCATGTTCATCATTTTATTTTTATTTTCTTGATCCGTATTAAAAACATATTTTAAAAAATTAGGTTTTTCAGTATTAGTAACATCATACATTTCATTCATTATATATATGTTTATAAAAAAGAAATTAATAATTATATTAAAAAATATTAATATTTAAAAAATATTAAATATTAAATAAAACTTAATTAATAAATAATAAATAATGTTACGTAGAATATTAGAAAGTAATAAATATGCTTTATCATCCGATTCACATAATAAACAGGACAAACACGATGAATATCAATATTTACATTTAATTAATGATATTTTAGAACATGGTGTAATGGAAGAAGGAAGAAACGGAAATGCAAAAACAATTATTGGATCTGCGATGCATTTCTCTCTAAAGGATAATACTATCCCATTATTAACTACTAAAAAAGTTGCTTGGAAAAGTTGTTTAAAAGAACTTTTATGGTTTATTAAAGGACAAACCGACAACGCTATTTTAAAAGAACAAAAGGTTTCTATTTGGAATGGTAATAGTTCAAGAGATTTTCTTGATGAAAGAGGCCTCTTTCATCTAAAAGAAGACGATTTGGGACCAATTTATGGACATCAGTGGAGATTTTTTAATGCGCCATACAATACTTGTGATGACAATTATGATGGTAAAGGAGTGGATCAATTAGAGTATATTATATCCAGTCTTAAAAACCCGTCTACAAGAAATTCCCGAAGGTTGGTTTTATCGGCTTGGAATCCTTGCCAAATTAATGAAATGGCTTTGCCTCCGTGTCATGTATTGATGCAGTTTAATGTTATTGACGGTGATAAATTATCGTGTAGTTTATACCAACGGAGTGGAGATGTTGGGTTGGGTGTTCCTTTTAATATTGCTTCTTATAGTTTTTTAACACATATCATTGCTAAACATTGCGGGCTTATTGCTACTGAATTTATATATCATTTGGGTAATTGCCATATTTACGATGATCATTTATTAGCATTAAAAGAACAATTAAAAAAAATTCCTTTTACTTTTCCCAAAATTAATATCAAAGAAACAAAAAATGATATTGAAGATTACACCATCGATGATATTGAAATTATTGATTATACCTCACACGAAAAAATTAAAATGGAAATGCGTAAATAAAGTTTAGGATGTTAGGCTATGTTGATATGTTGCTATGTTGTTATATAAAATATAAAAATAAATTGAATTAAATTAATTTATTTTTTATAAATTAATAAATTAGTAAATTCGTTTTATGTAAAAATGCAAATTGAAATACTTAATCCAAACTATTCTGAATGGGTCTTAATAAATACCTCCACAAAACAAAAATATAAATTTATTAATAATCAATTCATTAGAGATGATGATGAGCATATACAAGGTGAGCATATACAAGGTGAGCATATACAAGGTGACATCACTACGCAAATAATAAATTTTAAAAATAATCCATTTGACTATAAATTATTAACAGGGGATATCATAGATAATAGTATAAATATTATATTAAATTCAGAATATCGTTCACCAAATAAATACATTCCTGGTATTTTAATTTTAACCGAAAAAACATATGGAAGAGCTGACCGGAAAAAATTGTATTATAAATTTATTCCAGATAATAAACAATTACCCTATTTTTTGGTTCCTTATGAAAATAAAAATGTATCCTTTAATAAAACACATCATAATCAATATGCATTGATTCATTATCATGAATGGGTTGAAAAACACCCGAAAGGTGTATTATTTAATGTTCTTGGACCTGTTAATAAATTAGAAGCCTACTATACCTATCAATTACATTGCAAGGAATTAAATAGTTCTTTACAAAAATTCACCAAAGAAATAACTACTAAAATAAAAAGTAACCACGATACTTCAGAAAAGAATTCGGAATTAATAAATGAGATTTTTAAATACCAGCAAAAAAATAATACGTTATTAAATGAAGATAGGAGAAATAATACTAATATATTTACAATTGATCCAAAAAACACAAAAGATTTTGATGATGCAATTAGCATTCATACGTATATAGATTATACCATAATTAGCATATATATTGCAAATGTTCCTTTACTAATTGATTATTTAAATAGTTGGAATGTATTTACAAACCGCGTTTCTACCATTTATTTGCCTAATGAAAAAAAACCAATGCTTCCAACGATTTTATCTGACGATTTATGTAGTTTAATTGCAGGACAAGACCGATTGGCGTTTACAATGGATATTAAAATATATAATAATTATGACTATGAAATTAAATTGCTTAATACGATGATTCATGTCAATAAAAATTATATATACGAAGAACCAAAATTATTAAATAATCCAATATATTCTGACTTATTAAAAGTAACAGAAGGCATGCAGAAAAAAACACCATTATTAGAAACAATTGAAAATAGTCACGATATTGTTGCATACTACATGATATTAATGAATTATGAATGTTCAAAAAAAATGTTAGAACATCAAATCGGTATTTATCGGCTAACTACAAAGAATGAGACGAATGAAATAAATGAAATAAATGGAAATGCATTACCATGTGCAATACAACCCTCCTCCTCCATTGAAATACCAAATGAAATTAGTAATTTTCTTAAAGTATGGAATTGTAATGTTCGTGGCTTTTATTGTAACTATGCTACAATAAAAAACAAATACGATAATAATGAAGATATTAAACACGAGATGATTTCTGCTAATGGATTAAACATTTATACACATATTACCTCCCCTATACGCCGTATCGTTGATTTAATTAATTTAATAGAATTACAAAAAAATAGCGGAATTATTCAATTTTCTATAGATGCCCAATTATTTTCATCCGAATGGATTAATAAATGCAATTACATAAATGAAGTTACTCAAAAAATAAAAAAAGTGCAATCAAATTGCACGTTGTTACACGAATTGTTCAATTCATATATTAATACCAACAAAGACAATCATCATTATGAAGGATACATCATAGAGCAGTTACAAGGACATAATAATAATAATAATAAATATAATGTATATATACCCTATTTAAAATCTGTGTTTATTTATAAAACCAATAGCAATGACAGGAATAACGGTAATAACCGTAATAACAGTAATAACAGTACTCTCGGTGTTCCTATGCCATTATTTGGTAAACAAAAATTTATAATAAAAGTATTTATAGAAGAAAATACATTTAAACAAAAAATACGTTTACAACTTTTGTAAATCGTTATAATTTAATCATCGTTATAATTTAATCATCATAATAATAGCAATAAATTAACCCAAGAATTAGTATTAATAATAAAAATAAATCAAACATATTAATTATATGGTTTATAATTAATAAGTAAGGATTATATTTATATTATTAAATTAATTGTTTATTTTTTAATTTTTAATTTTTATTTTTTAATTTTAATGTTCAAGTGTCTAATACATACTAATCAATTTCTTCGACATGATCGGTGGTTTCTGGATTTGATGGATTCATTGTTTCAGTTGAATCATTTGTTGGATTTGTGGACTCATTCGCATACATTTGACTTGCAAATTTATTTAAAATCGTCTCACATTCTTTCATTTTACTTTCAAATTCTTCTGTCGTAGCCGAACTATTTGAATCCATCCATTCTTGCGTGTCCTTTACACACTTACGAATAGTTTCAACTCCAGTATCGCCTAACTTATCAGCAATTTCTTTATTATCTACTTGATTCTTCCAATTATAAATATACGATTCTAATTTATTTTTAGCTTCAACGCGTTGCATATTTTTTTCATCTTCATCTTTTAATCGTTCCGCATCTTTAATCATTTCTTCAATTTGTTCTTTTGAAAGACGTCCTTTATCATTTGTAATTGTAATCTTTTCGGTTTTGCCAATTGATTTATCACACGCAGATACATTCAAAATACCATTTGCATCAATATCATAGGTGACTTCTAATTGTGGAACACCGCGTGGTGCAGGCGGAATACCATTTAATTCAAACTGGCCTAACAAATTACAATCTTTTGTAAAAGACCGTTCTCCTTCAAACACACGAATTGTTGCTGCCGGCTGATTGTCCATATAGGTACTAAAAGTTTGGCTTCTTTTCGTTGGAATAGAAGTATTGCGTGGAATCATAGTAGTCATTACATTCCCGCTTGTTTCAATCCCAATAGATAACGGTGTCACGTCAATCAATAAAAGGTCATTAATAGATTCGGATTTAACACCGGAAATAATCGCGGCCTGCACTCCTGCTCCATAAGCAACCGCCTCATCCAAATTAATTGATTTACACAATTCTTTTCCGTTAAAAAAATCGGATAATAGTTTTTGGACCTTTGGAATACGCGAGGAACCGCCGACTAAAACAATATCATTGATCGCATTTTTATCCATTTTTGCATCCCGCAACACCTTTTCTACAGGATCAATGCATTTTCGGAATAAATCACTACACAATTCTTCAAACCTTGCACGAGTAATTGAAGAATAAAAATCCTTGCCATCAAATAGTGCATCAATTTCAATTGTCGCATTTGAAGAAGAACTTAATGTGCGTTTGGCCTTTTCACACGCGGTTCTTAACCGCCTCACTGCCCGCGAGTTATTCCGCATATCAGCTTTTTCTTTACGTTTAAATTCTTCAATGAAATGCGTTAACATACGCGAGTCAAAATCCTCACCACCCAAATGCGTATCTCCTGCCGTGGATTTTACTTCAAAAATACCATCTTCAATAGATAAAATACTAACATCAAATGTTCCGCCACCTAAATCAAAAATAAGAACATTTTTTTCTTTCCCTTTATTGTTATTATTATTATTATCCAGTCCATAAGCAATCGCGGCTGCCGTCGGTTCATTAATAATACGCAAAGGCTCTAAGCCAGCAATACGACACGCGTCTTTAGTGGATTGGCGTTGCGAGTCGTTAAAATATGCAGGAACCGTCACAACTGCTTTAGAAACGGGATGCCCTAAATAATTTTCGGCTGTTTCTTTCATTTGAGTAAGAACCATCGCCGAAATTTGTTCAGGATGATACACCGTCCCGTCTTCTAATTGAATAATCGGTTTATCATCCTTATCGCCCTTAATATTAAAAGAATAATGTTTCATATCACTTTGAACGATTGGATCAGTAAATTTACGTCCAAGCAAACGTTTCGCATCATAGATTGTATTTGCGGTATTCATCGCCGCTTGAGATTTTGCTGATTGCCCAACAAGCTTTTCGGTTGAAGTAAATGCAACCCATGACGGCGTTGTTCGTTCGCCATCTGAATTTGCAATAATTTCACATGATCCATTACGAAAAACACTCACACACGAATAAGTGGTTCCCAAATCAATACCAATTGCAATGTCATTCTTGTTCGTCATTTTCAGATATAACTTATCTATAAAACGGTGTCTATAATTATAGTTATATAAACTATAATATTTAAGTTATTTTATATAAATTATTATACCCAATGATACTATTATCTTTTTCCCATAATGTGATAAAATGTATTTCATTATTACCATTATTTTTATATTCTTCATGATTTTCGTATTTATTTTTATTATCAAAAATCATATAAATAATAAATACCATACATAATATAGCAAAAATCCAATAATATTTTTTAATGAAAGTGGATAATTTATTCATATATAGTATATATGAATAAATTATTTAAAATGCTTTTACAAAATCAAATAATTATTATATTTATATAATATAATATTTATAAAGTTAAATAATAAATAAAAATGAATTTTTTTATTATAAATAGTAATAAAATTAAAAAATATATTAAATTAAATAAATATAGTATTATATTATTATGTTTAATAATACTATTGATAATTTTTTTATTTAAATATAAAATAATTAATAATTTTGAAAATAAAATGACACCAAAACAATTAAAATTTAAAGAATGTTTATCAGATATGAAAAAAATATTAGATAAAAATAATCAAGAATTTTTTTTAGTATATGGCACTTTATTAGGACAACAAAGAGAAAAATTATTTATTGAACACGATGGAGATATTGATATTGGTATATTTAAAGATAAATTTAATCCTGATATTAAAGATAAAATATTAGAAAGTAAAAAATTTAAATTTAGACATGATTTTGGAAAATTAGAAGATAGTTATGAATGTACTTTTATACATAATAATGGTGTATCAATTGATATATTTTTACATTATTATATAGATAAAAATTATTATTATGCACCATCATTTACTGGATTATGTAATAATAAAAAAGAAGGTTATTGTAAATGGAGTCATCATATTAATGGATTAAATACTATCACTTTTATGAATGAAAAATATAAAATACCTACCAATGCCCATGACTATTTAATTGAACGATATGGTAAAGATTGGGGAGTTGTAAAAAAATTTAATTATTATCAAGGATTAGAAGGAGAATATAAAGGTTTACTCAATTAATCTTATTTTTTATCAATTTAATTATACACATTTATATATATATATATATATATATATATATATGAAAATAATAACATTCGGAACTTTTGATTTGATACATATAGGACATATCAATATATTAGAGGGATGTAAGAATTTTAATAATAATAAATCTAAAAATGAGCTGATTGTTGGTATTTCAAGTGATAAATTTTCTTATAAAAAAAAGAATCGTTATCCGATATATAATGAAGAACAAAGAAAAAAAATATTAGAATCTTTGCGATTTGTAGACAAAGTTTTCATTGAGGAATCATTTGAAAGAAAAAGAGAATATATATTAGAAAATAAAGCAGATATATTTATTATGGGTGATGATTGGAAGAACAAATTTGATGAATTTAATGATATTTGTCAAGTTATTTATTTACCCAGAACACCAAGTATTTCAACCACTGAAATAGTTGAATTTATTAAAAAATAAATTTATCATTTATCATTTATCATTTATCATTTATCATTTATCATTTATCATTTATTTTTTTAATAGCAATTTCACACGCAATCTGTTCGGCCTTTTTTTTAATTTTATGGAGTCCGCTACCTAAATAGATGAAAATAAATTCGGTTTCTATTAATGCAGATTGGATATTCATAAAAGACCCATAATCCTCGTAGGGTTTTGCTTCTTCTAATTTAAATTCATGTACTGGTTTTCCAATACATAAATAAACACCCATTTGATAGCCTTTTTCCATATCATAAGATAACTCAATATATTCAGGCGTGGTTTTAAATTCTTTTTGGATTTTTACTTGTAAAATATTTTTATAATTATCATCAGTATTAATTAATTTATTCCAATCAACATATTTTTCCAATATATTTTCTACAAATATTTGCGCCATTTGAAAACCAGGACCAGTCACGAATACATTTTTAAACCATCCTTCTTCGTCTTCTACCTTAATTTTATTAAAATCTAAAAATAATGCGCCAATAAATGCTTCAAACAAACAACCTAATTTCTTTAGATTCGTGCGTGTTTTTTTTTCTTCGGCGTGTTGTGATATAATTAACCAATTATTTAAATGCATATCATACGCTAATTTTCCAATATGTTCATTTTTTACAATTGCAATTTTCTTTTCAGTCATAAACCCTTCATCTGCTTTTGGAAACCTCCGGTATAAATAATATTTAGTGATTAGCTCTAATACCCCATCCCCTATAAATTCAAGACGTTCATTTGATTTCGTTTTTAATTCAACACAATTGGCAGGAATGGTTGCAATTTCAATATTCATTTTTTGATTTTCTAAATCGGGTCTTTTCATATAGGACCGATGAACAAAAGCTCTTTTATATAATTCTAAATTTTCTACTTTTGCGCTAATACCATGGGCTAATAGAATAGATTGAACTTCGTTCAATGTAATCTCTTTATTTTCAGTATTATAGGGATTAAATAATAATTTGTCTCCACATTTTATTACATCACCATCAACTGAAGAAGAAACATGATTATTATTATTCATTGTATTATTATTCATTATGATGAATGCACTATAGTGTTAGTATAGTATTATAATAAATAATAATAATTTATATTTAAGCCCTATTGTAAAATACTACATTTTACATTATGTAACAATAAAACTCGTGATATAAGTTTATCCGAAATAGCAAGTGTGTTCATATAGGTTCTATATTTAAATGAACAAACCGTTGTATTCTCTCCAAACTTAATACTATACCACCAAAAAGCAGGCACATATAATATTTGCCCTTTTTTTACTGTTGTATCTAAACATTTTATTTTACTAAAATCAGATTCGTACTGTTCCTGCACATTCCAAGGATTAACTGGAGATCTAAATTCCATATTTTTATAATCTTGTTCCATATGTAAATATTTAGTATTTTTAGGGGGAGCTAAGGTAACTTGAATCTCTCCTTCGGTTACTAAAAAATAATTACGATAATTCATTTCATATTTAAATGGAGTTTTTGTATCTTTAGATGCAAATAATATATCATAATCACACGATAAATTCATATATGGTTTTAAAAATTTATCATTTAATTTATACATTTTAATTAATTCGGTTTCTTCTAAAAAATCACTATTGTTTTCAAATAAATAGTTAGCATCCTTATCTTTCTCAATAAGTTCTTTTGCTTTCTTATATGTAATGATTGAATACATATCATCCTTATTATTAGCGTCGTCCTTATTATTGGTGTCCTTATTATTGTCATCGTCCTTATTATTGGCGTCGTCCTTATTATTGG